GTTCTGCAGCGGTGAGTTCATCAAGGAGTGCTTTGATTTCATTAGCCTCGGCATTCTGTGCTTCGGCTGCATCAATCTCAGCTTTGTTTTCAGGTGTACTGGCTGCTTCGTAGCTAGCCACCATCGATTCATACAAAGCGGTATCTTCAGCAGTAGGATTCTCCAGCAGTGCATAGGCAGCTACTGCGTCGTCATACATCTGTTGTTCTTCAGCGGTAGGTACACCACCGATTGGGTCAGGTACTACGACTGTATCGACAGAAGCAGCAAGAACATCTGCGTACTCGGTTGGAGTAAAGCGTGCAAAGAAGCCAGCACTTGTGACGATGCCGTAGGAGTTGGCATCAGCAAAGCGGTAACCATCTTTGGTCAGGAGCCATTCAGCGTAAACTTCGGGAGAAAGCTTGGCGGAATTAGCAGCGAAGATGAGCCCGTCAATAACGCGGGTGTTGGTCAGTGTGAGAGAAAGAGTGTCCATGATGGTTACCAAGTAGCGAGGGCAGCACGCTTCCACGTATCTGTGGCCGTGCAAACGTAGATGTAGTCAGCGTCGTAGCGGATGTCACCAGCAGTTCCGGTAGCAGAAGCGGATGCTGGGGCGGTGCCTACTGCGCGAAGTTGACCAGAGATTGTTCCGTCACCTGTGGAGCCGTCGGTTACCTTGACGACGCCTGCGGAGTCTCGGGCTAAGGCAACATCTATACCTGTGTTAATGGCAGTCCCAGCAGCCCAGCCAACAGGAATCGACTGTCTAATTGTCAAACCTGTATTGTTCACTCTCAAACCAACTGTGTTCAGCGCCCCGCCTGTGCCAGCTAGGTCAATGGGATTACCTGCTCCACCAGTGCCCGCATAAATATGAGCTTGTGCTGTTGTATTTGAAACAAGGTTTATATTTCGCGCGGTAGTTGTAATGTCTCCTCTGGTTGAAGATACACTGAATTTACTGCTCCCATCCAGCTTCACATCCAACAAATTCGTTGGATCTGCACCAGTGCCGCCCTTCTGTGCATCAATAACAAGACCGCTGGAATCGCGGGTTAGTGATGTGCGCTCAAAGTTACTGGCGTCGGTGTAGGTGTTGTAAAGGCGGTAGGTTTGGGAAGCGGTGCCGTTGCGTTGGGCGAGGATGTTGGCGTCGTCGCGGGCAAGAAGAACATCTAAAGTTCCTTGTGCACTACCCGTAAAACCAAAATTGCTGCCCGTTATGCCGATTGTTCCTTTGTACCCAAGATAGGTGTCTCCATAACCCGTTAGCCATAACCGTCCACCTCCAGTGGCAAATAGCCCCATCCTTGGTGCACCACCTGGTGGCGAAAGGTTGTATCCAATTCTGACTCTATTATTTGCGTCAGAGCCAAAATGTCCAAGACCATCACTTTCAATAAATGCTTGACTCGTCCCACCACTCTGCAGATCCAGCAGCTTGCTATCAGAATCACCTACAGGTGAACCACCAGCTCCATCCGTTACATTCAGCTTCAGTCCAGTAAAAACTGTCGAAGCATCATTCCAATCCGGGTCAACAGTAAAGTCGCTGTTACCATTTAGCGCTCCAGCGTCGTTGTACTGGATTGTGCCGTTAGCACCGTTGACAAGTGCAACAGTGCCAGTGGCATCGGGGAAACTGATTGTGCGGTTTGCAGTTGGTGTTACTGCTTGAACTGTGGTGCTGAAGCTGCCGCCGTCGTCCAGGTTGATGTCGCCATAAATCTTTGCAGAGCCACCATCAACAGTGCTTGCACCAACTGTTAAAGCATTAGTTGTCTTATTGAAGGTCAGGCCGCTGTCGGCGCCGAAGCCGCCGTTATCGTTGAATTGGATCTGAGTGTTGCTGCCTGCTACTGGGTCGGTGCTTGTACCAGTCAGGATCAGCGTGCCAGTGCTTGCCTGGATGCGGCCTGCGTAGGCCACAACTTGGCGGTAGCCGCTTGTTGGCTCGACATTTGTTAGTCCGCCGCCGTTTGCGACGTACAGCGCATCATTTGTGTTCCAGCTGGGGGTAGCGGTGTCGTACTGGTAGATTTCGCCGATGATTGTGCCGTTGCCCTCGCCGTTTACCGCAAGGGTGTCTTCCAATAGGCCGACTGCAGGGCCTTTGGCGGGGTCGGCGCTGTCGGCTGCCTGGATTTCAACTGCATCGCTGGCGCCAACCGTGCCAGTGATGTAAAACGGCGTTCCCTTGGCAAGCTGTACCGTGTCGGTGTTCTTGACGTGGATGTAGACGCTGCCTGCGATGTTGCCGTGGATGTGCTCGGCAGTAAGCAGCGTGTTGACCGTCAGCGTATTAAGCGTCAGCGGGTCAGGCACTGATGCAGTAACAGTGCCAGGCACCCACTCGCTGCCGTCATACTGCAACACCTCGCCAGTCGTTGGCGGTGTCGTCGTTAAATCAACGTCACCAAGCTGATCAAGGCTGTAGTCACCTTCTGCCCCAATGACCGCACCCGTTCGGCCAAAGACAGAATCAACAGCATTAACCTCTGCGCCAGCCTGAATGCCATCAAGCTTTGTCTTGTCTGCAGGTGCCATCAAGCCTGCATCAGCACCTGTGACCAGTGGCACAGTTGCGTCAGCACCAGCACTGTTGGTCACCGTGCCATCAGTGGCTGATGCTGTGTAACCGAGGTCAACGCTGCTTACAACGTCACCAGGCACCCAGTTGGCACCGTCATAAGCCAAAAACTGGCCATTGACAGGCGCAGCAGTGCTCAGATCGACATCACCAAGCTCGCCTAGGTCATAGTCACCATCTGCCGCCACAACAGCGCCAGTGCGGCCAAACACTGAATCAACATCGCCACCAGATGGCGCAAGCTTGACCACATTGCCTGCACTGTCCTTTGTGTAGAGCGCAGTGCTATTGGCGTTGATGTTTAGCGCGATTTCGCCATTGACAAGATCAGACGGCTGAGGCGCTTGGTCCTGAACAGAGCTGTGTTTGTGTCGGACGTTCAGAGACATGGATAAACCTCCCGGTCAAAGGCGCATACCGCGCTAAGCGCATTCTAGAGGAGGTACTTCCCGGCAACGTCGTGCAACAGTCTGACCTGGCCTGTTGTGACGAACTGGATCTGGCTTTGGATTAGCTCGCCAGGCGTCAGCTGAGTTGCCACTGATGTCACCACGCAATTTGCCAGATAAAACAAGGCGCGATCACTGGTGTTGCACAGCTCATCAAGCGGGATGGCATCAGTGCGTTTTAGCAGAAAAACACCCGTAAAATCCGATCCAATCTCTTGCCGAATGGCCAGCCGATGCATGTAGACGGGTGATTCGGTGTCGTATGAGCCGTCTTGCAGGCGCCAGTTGGCATCAAAAAAACAGGTAACGTCACCGCTGCCCGAGACAAGCATTCCCATCTGTTGGCGGAAGGCATCGCCAAGGCTGGTGAAATCCGCAAGATCGCGATCGGTGTTCAATGTCCAGGCAGTCGTCTGCGCTAAGCACAAATCCAGATCAGTTACCACTTCATAGGAGATCCGGTACGAACTGCTAGGTGCAACAAGCGTTAGCGCTGCATCAAGGCTGCCTTCAAGGGCATTGCTCCACAAGTCATAAAGCCTGACACCGCCAACGCCATCCACGTTGACGTACAGCGTAATTTCCGTGTCGGTCACGCCACTGATGAAGTCAAGCGGCCCACCTGACACACCATTGGCATCAACGCGTGTGAATTTGACCTGATCGCCAGTGATCAATGTTGTCTTGGCTAAACCAAGATCAAACCGCTTGTCAGGGATGTCAACGTTAGCCGCCTCCAGCAAGCCGTATGCAGGTCCTGCATATGCTCGGCCCAAACGTAGGCCACCTGCTTCACCAAGCCAAAGAGCCATTAGACAACGGTCACGGTGGTCAGGGGTCCAGTCACATTGTATTGAATGTTTGCCTGGATAATTTGCGCAGCCTGTGCCGTGATGTCAACTGACGAGATCAGGCAAGTGAACTCAAGAACCCTTTCAGCTACTCCGCCATTGTTCAACTGCAGCTTCAGCACTGTGGCCGGAGCATTTGGCGTTTGAGTGGTACGCAACACATCATCGAGCAACGCAGCACCTTCGATTTGGTTGCTTGCGTTCTCGTAATAGAAAATTGTGGCACTGCCAGAATACGACTGATTGCCGTTGATGTAGGTCTTGGCGTACTGGCCAAGGTTGGTAGTTTCTAGGCTATCAACGCTTCCTGTTAGGCTCCAAGACTCAACGCGTGCGACCTTGCTGCCGTTGACGTACAAAGCGCCATCGATGCCCGTGTATTGCTTATTTGCCATGGCGCGGTTGAGCCCTCACAACGAGTCTAGGTAAATGGAACTGATGCAGTCAATTGCACTGATGCAGTGCCGATGCCAGGTGCCACCCACTGAACAGACGGCGGCGAGGCGTAACGGTAAGTGTAATTTGTAGGTTGCAAATATGCACTGCTTGACATCCCAGCCAAAACCTCTGCGCTTAAGTCGAAGTCTTGGTACGAGCCTTGTGCGGCAATGTAATGGGCAAAAATCAGGCTGTATTCTGCTTCAGTTAAATTTTGAAAGGCCAGTTCAAGGGTAAGGCCAAATTGATTAGCGCCAAGCAGCACACGATTTTCAAGGCCTGAGTACGTTTGAAAAATGCTGATTGGCTGCACGCCTTGCGTAAAGGTACGACTTGAAGGCGCGAGAGCAGGAAACACCGGCCCGCCGCCTGGTGGTGCAACGCCACCACTGCTGCCAGAGTATGAACTAGTTTCAACAATATCTAGAAAGCTAAGATCGAGAGGCGTAAGAGCGTCTACGACTTCAGCTGTTGGCATTTCGCCGGGCAGCGTTGTCTCTGTCGCTGTGATTGTGTAATCAGCTGCCATGATGATCAGGTGAGATCGGGCTCAGTGGTACCAAGATCAAAGATAAGGCTTGGATAGTTAGTGTCTGACTGAGTGCGGATCCAATAGCGACCATTGGCAAGCATCAAGATTCCGTTTAAGGTAGAACCGGATCCATAAAAAGACCTAGAGCTAATGCTAAGGCCAGCAGGCACGTGGTAGCGAACATCTGACTGATTGATGAAAAAAGCCGGTCCGAAGTCGATGGAAGTATAGTAATTCATCCCAAAGTTTGTAAAAAATATCTCTGGCATCAAATCCTGATAGAAGTTGCCGTAATAGGGCTGCGGAGAGATTATATACTCAACACCACTATCACCTGGGAGGGTAGGCGCGTTGGTTTGCGCCATGGCTCCGTCAGTGAACATGGGCCAAATGCAAGTATTAGGATTGTCGACGGTGCCATCCCAAGTTCCGGTCTGAATAAATGCAGCACTGCTAAAACCTGGGTGATACCACATCACCTTTTTGTTTCTAGTCACCAACGTAGCGGATGGCTCTTCATCGCTTGTCCAAAATCGCCAGTCGAAACCGTAAAATGCATAAATCGATTCATCGTATTGAATTGTTTTTGTGTTAGTTGTATCAGTTGCCAGATCGCCTGGGGTCGTCGTATAAGTTGCGTCTTCATATATTGAACATTGTGTCGAAATCGTGGCGCTAGACCAGTCCGCCCAAAAATAGCTTGCCCAAATGCCGCCTTGAAGACTATCGGTTGCAGAGTACGAAAAAACACGCTTGAAACTGCTGCCATCTGGGTGGGCACCAGTGAACCAACCCTTAGACGGCAGATACGTATCGAACAGATATTCCATTGCCGTATCGTTGGCCGCTCTGTCGCCGGTCCACGTAACAGCATTAGCAAGGGTCCAAGTCATCAGAGCGGTTCCACCTATACATTCATGATACTGCAGCTATGAAGTGAGGCCAAAAAGTGCCGCTTCAATAGCGCTTGGGTTGATGGTTGGAGCATTCATTGCAACCAACGGGTTCTCCAATGTAGCGCCGAAGCAATAGTCGTAATACACCAAAGCACGGTTAGCAACCGCTGAGTTGTAAAATAGCGTAGGCGTTTGGAAATCCGCTTTAGTAATAGGTGCTGGACCGAACGAGCCTGAAGGTGGAGAGTAGTTGCTAGTTATGGTGCTCGTGCCGACAAGCGTGCCATTGAACCACAAGCTCACTGTTGGCGCGTTATCAGTTCCATTGGGCCAGTAAAGCTGAACATAATAATGATTCCATTGCTCCGCAGGAATAGTAATGCTGCCTAGGGCTTCGTTGGTAAGGTTGTCAAAATAAAGCCGTACAGTCGTGGTGTTGTCAACTGAAGGGCCTGTTTGAAGCAGCCAGCCTGGTCCATAAGAATCAAAGCCATTGTCAGAGCGTTGCGCTGCAATTGTGAAAAGCGGAGCTATTACAGGGACAGGATCAGTCGAAAGCTCGTTGTATATCCTTATAGACCATGAATAATAGGACAGTTCGGGGAACAAGAAGGCATTTTGGAAGAAAATTTCTATGCCCCGAGTAAGAGAGTTGGTTCGGGCTGAAATCACGCCATCAAAAGCCTGAGTCGAAACACGTTGAGATACACCGTAAACGCCAATCTGAGCCTCTGAGAACTCAAAGCTAAACTTGGTTGCAGCTGCGACAGGATCAGGCGCTGCTGCATCTAGCTGAGCTTCAATATCCGCCGGCACGATAGTAGGCTGATTCATTGGCACTAAAGGCGTATCGGCTGTCCCCCCAAAGCAATAGTCGTAATACTTCGTTCCACCGATCGTGTTCCCATCTCTTGCCACCCTGAAATCACCAAGCGCAGCATTGGTGCCAGCTGGTGGCAAGTATGGAGTGCTAGGGCTGATTATTACATTAGCAACAAGCGCCCCATTGATCCACAAGCTAATCTCTGGTCGGTCCTGGTTTCCGTTAACCCAATTGATCTGAATAAAATAATGATTCCAGCTGTTTACCACTGACGTATCAGTGCCTATTACTTGAGGCGCTCCTGAGCCAACAAACAGGATATTTGTAGAACCTGCTGTCCTGATGTCAAATCCAGCGCCGTTGGCAACATCTCGAATGCCAAAAAATGTGTGATATTGAAAACTGCCTGAATTGTACGATCGCCACGACCACATGTAATAAAACGCGTTCGGATCGGGGAAAGCGTTCGTAAATTTGATGTCTGGATAAGCAAAGGCTGTCTCAGCAGACTTGCTACCGCTAAATGCCTGAAGGGTCGATCTGGTATCAAGATCAAACACGCCCGGTTGAGACTCTCCATCTTCAAAGTCAAAGAAGCTGGCCTGTAGCCCCAGCAACGGCGCCTCCAATGCAGGCAATGCCGTCAAAAGCACATTTTGCACATCAAGAGCAATTAAGCTTCTGCCGGTTGAGTCTGTCGGGAAATGCGTTGCTTCAATGCGGTACACGCCCTGCTGATCCTCAAAGATCGAGTCGACTTGATATAAATCCGTAGTTTCTTTTGTCACACCTTGTGACTCGTATGACCAAACCACCTCAATCACATCAGTTGGCAACAAACCAGAAGAATTGGATGTTGTCTGAAAACTTACAGTGTTCGTAACATAGCGACGCGTAGAAATGATGTAAGTACCAATAGCCTCAGCGTGACGAGAATCAGTGCAAAACTCGTCCATGTCATACTGCTCAAATGGCCCATCAACAGCAAACCCTTCGTAGCGAACCTCTGTGACCTGTGATTGCGAAAACACTGCACTGGTCTGTGATCGCCAAGACATCAACGCGCAGAACGGGCGCAATGAATCGGTTGGCGTATATTGCTTTGAGTACGAACCCGCAACAATGTTCGCGCTGCTAAAACTTGCGACAGGGGTGATGGTTCCTGTTTCAATAGAGCCGTCTGCGGTTAATGGCAGCAATGGCTTAAGCATGTACTTGCCACCTGCCTGCACGAAGCGCAGCAAGTAATACTGCGAAACACTGGTTAAATAATCGCGCAGATTTACACTGTTAGACAAAACGCCATTAAAAGGCAGTCCAATCTGCTGGTTGAACGTTGCGGCAATCTCAAAAGATGGTAAATCAATAAGCTGCTCAACAACGCTGCCTGTTCGTTTTAACAGGTAATATGCAAGATCCACAAAACTGCTTGAGCTTCCTCTGCCGCCAAGCACTTTGTCAACAATCACGCCATTTCTAACAAAGCAACGTATTTGCTGAGGAGGATACGATTGGTCGGTGCCGTTCACATATCCACCAGTGACAGCAAGAGTTGTCATGCCGCTGAATGTGCCACCGCTACCAGGAAACAGCGCAAGAGTGCTGTTGATTGGAGGCGTGCCGGCTACATAGTCAGGTGAAGGCGCAGAGTATATCCACTCCTTCCAAGAAAGGCGATAATAAACATTTGCGGCCTCTGGCAAAGTAAAAGTTGCTATCAAAGGACCGCTACCCTGCGGAATCTGAGTACCAACACTTGTAAGCTCGTAAAGCTCAAAACTGTTTCTCGTGCTTACGGCCTGAATCAACGTGTTGCCAGCCCAGAAATCAACCGTAAGCTGAATCGGCTGATTGTTAAAATCGAATACTCCAACGGTAAAATTATCAGCGACTGCTACGTCAGAGCCAAACGAAAGGATCTGCAAGCCGGTGCTATTTATCGTTTTTTTGTAATGCAAAAGCCCGCCAAATGGCGGAAAAACAACGTCCGGCGGACTTGAAGACCCCCTTGGCAGGAAGCTCGATAAAGTGGAAACAGTGTAACTGCCAGGCGTGCCAACTGTCGGGCTGCCAGCTTGCAAGTAAGTTAGCGAATAGTCAAAGCCAACAGTTGCAAGGCCGCCAAACGTTGTTGAGACGCTAGGAGAAAGCAACGTATTGAAAGACAATGCACCTTTGTATATGTCGGATATTGAGATCCGAGGCACTTCCCCATCACTGATGATCAAGCCAAACGAAAAGAAATCGTCTGACGTTTCGTCGTATTGGATGCCATAGCGAGCAGCAGGCGGTGTCAGCCAAACGCCTCCGGTGTCTGTTGATGGCTCATAAACACCAAAAACAAGAGGTATCGCACCACCGATTTGCAAAACCCGCTGCTGCTGTGTGCTGTTATTGTCTGTCGTTTGCAGCGATACAATTTCATCTCTCCGCAGGTTGGCGGTGATCGGCGATGATGCGCTTTGCGGCGAGATGTAACCAGTCATAGTTGCGGTGGTTCCCCTACTAGCGTTGTGGTGAATCTACGTGGTGGCGCTTGCGCCTTGACCGGATCTAGGCTGGTGCCAACCTCAACTGTAATGCTTTGGTCCGTCTTGCTGGCACTTAATACTTCGCCCAAGAACCTTGCAAAAGTTGTAAAGTCTCCAGGCGGCAGACCTGCTTGCGTTGGCGCAAACTCTTTCAGTTCGCAATCGTAGATGTAACCATTCACGGCGCTTACATCAATTATCTCCTCAATTGATGACTGCAGCCCAAACTCAAGAGCAAACGACTGCTGACTGCCTGATGAATTTGAAGTGATAGCGCCTGCCGTAAAAGGCTTAAACCAATAGCCATCGACGACGATGTCAGGCCAATAGTTTTGATACCTTGCCACAACCGTGTTGAAGTTTTTCTGCCTGATCGTCAGAAACGCGGCGATGCCTCTGCTCATCGTGCAACTCCCATACGACGACGCAAGCCAGGATTGCTTGTGATCGTTTGAATGGTCTGATTAACGGCGCTGCTCATCGCTCGGGTCATGTCTGCCTTGGTGACATAATCAGTGCCATTCATCTGCATCACAGGGCCTGTGGTGAGGTTGATCTGTGGCGTTGCCATGCTTAAGACTGCATCACCACGACGACCTGCGCTGTAGTTTCGCATGGCTGCATCCATCTTGCTAGACGGAATCACATATTCAGGCTCTCCTCCTTCGCCAATCATGGCTTGAGTTGGCCGCGTAACGTAACCGCCTTCAGCAAACGGCACATTAAAGCCACCTGATCGAGAGTTGTTATTGCGCACGATCGCTGTCAAAGCAGCGCTGCTAACGCCTAAATCTTCAAGTTGACTTCGAGCGGCAAGGATGTTTCGCCTGTAAATTTCCTGGTTGATGTCTCGTGCAATCTTGAGGTATTTCTCTTGCAGCTTGTTGTATTCGCCAAATCCTACAATGCCTTTTTTGACAAGTTCATTTTGCTCTGCTGCATATGCTGCGCTAAACAACAGGTTGTTTGCAGCTTCGCCAAACTGCGATTTAAGTAGCCCTGCAAGGTTGCCAGCCCGGCTAGTTGATTGGGCTAGCCTATCCATTTGATCGGCGGTGCCAGACGTGCTCTTTTCTGCGCTTGCCATGTTTGCGGCAAACCCTGCGGCTTCAACCTTGGCAGCGAAAGTCGCTTCTGCGATTTGATTTTGATAATTTCCAACCTCAATGGTTGTTTGTAGCTGCCGCTCAGCAATCAACCTAGTTTGAACTGCAATGTCGTAAGCCTTGGCCAGTTCTCTGTTATAACGGCCTTCAGCTATCGCAAGCTGCACAGTAAGTTCAACTTGCTTTTCTTTGAGGATGGCGGCCTGCGTTTCAATGCGCTGCTTCTCTGTGTTAGCAGCTATCTGCTCCCTCGCTGCCTGAAGCTCAATCTGCGCCTGCGCAACAGTCAGGTTGTAAATCTGCTGCGCAAGCAGCCTGCGTTGCTCCTGTGTCTTGGCGCCATCAAGCTGACGGTTTAGCTGCTGCAGAAGAACATCGTTCACGGCAGTTTCAGCTGCTGCCCTCGCTTGGCTAAGTGACAACTGTTGATCGACAAGAGAAGATCTGTTCTTCTCTGCCGAAGTGATTCCGTCTAAAACTTCACGTAATTGCTTTAAGGCTTCTGATTCTTGGCGGCGTTGTTCTGCGATACTGGCCACCTCGTTTGCTGTTCTTGCTGTAAGCAGCGCAATCACTTCTTGCTGCTGAGCCTGCTCTTCAGTAAGCTTCCCAGCCTGCTGCTGCAAGCTAACCTCAGCAATCTTTTGCCTCGCTATCTCGTCGTTCAATTGAATTTGAGCTTCATACGCAGCAGCGCCCTCCTCCCTAGCCTGTGCAATCTGAATCTCTGACTGAAGCAGCGCTTGGCTGTACTTGCTCTGATCAACCGTGGCCTCAGTTGATTTTTTAAGCTCTAACGCAACTTGCGCCTCAGCCTCAGAACGCAACCTGGCCTCATTAGCCAGATTGGCCGCGGCCTGCTTCTGTGCATCAAGATCTGCCCGGCCTGCCTCAAGCTCCTTGTTGTACTCCGCAACCGTATCTTTTGTAAAGCCAAACTTATCAGCAAGGGACACTGCTGCGCTTACCGCAACATTGATTGCCGCCGCCAATGGAGAAGCCTTGATAAACTCCGCCAGCCGCTGAAATGCACGTGCTGCAGCGCCGATCGTCGCAGCTGTAACCTCAAACCCGCGGATTAAAGTATTCTCGATGACGTTCTTGATTGTCTCAAAATCGACCCCTTCGAACACGTCGCGCAACGTGTCATAAACTGGCCGCAACGCTTCGACAAACTTCGGGAAAATGTTGTCTGATATAAACTGCCAAAACTCGCCAAACGATTGAACGATTACAGAGAAGCCTTCAACCGCAGCAGCCGCACCATCAATTAACGGCCCAGCCAAAGGCTCTAATGCCTTGCCGATCGATTCGAACAGATCATTGAAATTTTCGCCTAGTAAGTCGATCTTGCCTGCCAGCCCTTCGCTGCCTGCCGCAATAGCAGCTCCACCATATTGCTTCTCAATTTCGCTCAGGATCAAGTTTTGGGCTTCAAGCTGGTTGCCACTTTCAACTAGCGACTTAATCAGCGTTTTCTGTGATTCGTTGAACTGAATGCCAGAACGGCTAAGCGCAGTCAGGCCAGTTGTCGGCTCTTGCAGCGCCTTTGCCAATTGAGTAGTGGCAGAGGTGACATCAGTGCCGATCACTTGCGCAACGTCACCCGCCACGCCAATCACCCGCTCATACTCACTCACAGCGATGCTGGTGAAGCTGGTAAGGATATTGGCCGACTGGATGTAATCCTCTTGTGTGAAGAGCGTTAAATTGCCAAACTCGTTAGCCTTGGCGATCACATCGTCAATAGCTTGCGAACCTGCAACGCCAAACTTCTGCAAGCCTTTTTCGAGTACCAGCAAATCTGCCTGGCGTTCACCGGCCTTTGCGAATGACTTGCCAAGCAGCGCAATCGCACCAGTAATTGTGGCGATCGGGCCAAGTGCTGCAGTAATTGCAGCACCTAACGTGGCCACACCACCTGATGCAGCTTTAGCGCTTGTACCGAATGCGCGGATGCTATTGGCTGCCTTTGGAACTGCGCCCTGAGCACTTTTGGCCGCCTTGTCAACGGCAAAGATCTGATTGCTGAGCTTGTCAAGCTGACTGGCGCCTTTTACGGCGACCTGAATGTTTACCTGACTCTCAGCCACTGCTCCGCTCTCTATTTCCTACAGGCTAACGCCGACGCATCCGCGATTTTTTCTCAGCTGCCTTTTGCTCCTTATGCTGCACGGTGAAATAGACGTTCCATAGGACCATCTCTTCGTGCGTCATGCTTTTGAGCAGGTCGCTAACTGTCATGTGCAGATAAGAAGCAAGGTAAAACTGAAACCTCAGCCAGTCGTCCTTTTCGAACGACCCTTCGATGCCAAAGGGGAATCTTCCTCTTCCTCCTCGCCATCATCCTTCGCCTCATCCTGCTGAAGCAGCTTTAGCAGCAACGCATCAACCAGCCAGGATGGCAGCTTGTTGCGCAAATCCGCTAATTCGCCAGCCACAAACATCGGCTGACCACTGCTGTCTTTTGCCTTGCTGATCAGCAGCTGCATGGCAAAATCGGTGGCATCATCGCTCTTGGCTTGCTTTTGCGCCCGAGTGCGTTCTGCCAATGTTAATGGTGTCATCCAAAATTCAAAAACATCGCCATTAGGCAAGTCGATGGTCTTACGTTGCGGCTGCATTGTCACAGCAGCCATCAATTGATCAAGCGCGCGCATAGTCTTTTGTGACCTCTTGCACAGCATAAACAGGCCAAGGAGCTTGGACCAGTGCCTTGCTCCTATAGCACTGCCACGGCGAGGTCAACCGCAGGCACAGTCTAAAGACACAAAAAAAGGGAGGCCCGAAAACCTCCCCTTCCCATTCCAGCAGTTGCAGTTTAGGAGATCAGATTGCCAAAGATGTTTGTGGCATCGCTTAGGCGGAAATTGATCTCGGCCTGTGTTGCATCCTCAGGAGCAGAGCTGACGCTAAAGCCAAAGATGCTCACGTGAGCTTCGATGAACAACGATGCGTTGTCATCGGGCTGGCCGGTTCCATCATCAATGGTGGAAACGTACAGCTTGACGCGTGCGCCATCTTGCCGCTTCAGCAAGCTATTCGCAAGCAAACGGTTTGAAAGGGCGCTTTGATCAGGCGTGAAATACACCGTCATCGATCCGCTGGCGTCGAGATAACCAGGGATGTATGACTTGGTGGGTGCATACTTGCCAACAGCTGCAACACCACAAGGCAGTGTTGTCGTTTCGATTTCGTCTCGTGTCAGGTCAACAGAGAATGTTGCGACTTGGCACACAGCCGCATAGGTTGAGTACGAAATCGCAATGTGATTGGCAGCGCCTGCAGTGTCAGCAGTGCCAGTACCGCCGTCACCGAGAAGAGTGATCGGTGTGCCGCCAGATGTGGCGGAAACACTGATCGTGCTTGCGGTAACTGCAGTCACGTAATACGTGGTGCCAGCAGTCAATGCTGAATCAAGGTTTGCGGACCCTTCCTCGGCAAAAACGACCGGATCGCCAACGCGATAGTCTTGATTAGTTGGCACCGTAATTGCAGTGCCTGCAGGAAAATCAGAGAAATCCTTTAGACACCAAGACGTGCCGGATGGGATGAAATATACAGAGCCCTCGGAACCCGAGATGGCCGACTGTGAACATGCAACAGGCATTTGAAAGCCTCAGAAAAACAACAGGTGGGGGCGTTGTTTGGGGGCGACCTGCGGGGGGCTCAGGTTACTCTTAGGCTAGCCATTGGCTGTAAAGGTCGCCGAAACCACAGACAAGGCATATGGCTGCGCACCACCTAAAACAGGCGTAGGCCCTTCAATGTTGCCGATACGTGGCCTCACGCCGTTTGGATCACTCACCTTGGGCATCCCTACCAAAGTTTGAATGCCAATCTGAGCCAGCTCCTCCAAGCGCTTCATGCCGGTGCCTCTTGGGGTGTAGCAACTGATTTGAACTGAGCCGCGGATAAACTCAATGTTGCTTTCTTCTGAACAGATAGTAGGCAATGCGGTAGAAGGAAAGCCGATCGACAAGATGACGTGCTCAGAATCTGGCGGTGCTTCCTGCACGTTGTCATAAATTAGCGCAACGCCTGCATTGATTTGGTCGCGTGGGAACACGTCTGCGTTATCGTAATTTGCGGTGCCAGGATCAAATGCTGGTGAGCTGTAACCTGGCGCATCCATGCAAAGCGAATCGATGCCATTATCTACGTCTGCATTGCTGTAGTCAGCAATGGGAGTCGTAATGCAAACGGCAACGGCGTTGTTGTAGTCAACTGCGGCAGTCGAGTCAATGCCGCCATACGAAGCGGCAAATGCACTTTCAAATAGCGATCGGATCGTTGCGTAGCTCATTTGGGAAGATAAGCGACAATACGCTTACGCAAGTCTGCTGGCATCTGACCGACAATCGTCGTAAACCAAGCTGCACCACCTACGGCATTCTTTGCCCATTTTGGATCAAAGGCAACGCGTTCGGCGTATGGCAAATTATTAGTGATGTACCAAATCCCATCAAACTCGATCACGCCTGAAAACTCGGGCGCTTCAACGCCTTGCCAATCTTTTGAACGTACTTCGCTGCTTGGTTGGTCTTGGCCGATATACCAAGACGAGGCCATCCTGCCAGTTGCTACCGGGTTGTTCTTGGTTAGCTTGCCCTGGGTAACAACAATGTGCTCAGCAAAAGCTTTGTTCAGCGCTTTGCGGATGCTTGGCACCTGCTGGTTTAGCGGAATCGACTTAGCCATTACGACATCCTCGCAATTACTTTACAGGCGTATCTTGTGTCACCTGAAAACTGCGGGTTGATCTCAACAATCTTCCAGTCAGAGCCCTCGTAACGGATTAAGTCTAATGTTGTCGGCCACATCTCACCGATTCTGGCAGAATTGATCCACACTTCAATGGCTTGGACTTGCTGGACTCCGCCGCCCTCATTGGTCACCATCTTTTTTGTGACAGCACCTGCAGCATCATATATCTGCCGCGTTATTGATACATCGCCAGTGCTTGGGTCGTACCCTTGCCGGATTTTGACATACTGAAGGCCATCAACCCGGTACAGATCGACCAGGCTATCTGCCAAAGGCTTTGCCCATTGATCTTGAAAGGCCATGGCTAGCTCCTCACCCTCAAGGCAACCTTACCGGCGCCTGTCGAGGTGTCAGACCAGCAGCCAAGGATGTCCACTAGCTGGGGATACTTCTGCAGGATCAAAGGCGCGCTTGCATCAACCTTGGTTGAAGAACCTTCCTTCACGTCGTAGAACTCTTGGCTAAGCTCGCCAAGCTGCTGACGCTTCACGGCACCAAGCGTTCCGCTTTCAACCGTGCCAACTGTCGGAGGTGTCGTGTGAAGCTCCAACGCCAGATAAGACGTGGCTTCAACAATCTCCTTGGGCAGCATGTCGCATTTGGCCTCGATATCACGGCATGTTGCCTTCGATCGCGGCCACTGCAGCGCTTGCTCTAAATCATCATTGTTAGTTGATGGTGTGCAACGCTTGCCTACATACTGCAGCATCTCAAGGTTGCGTGTTGCAGCCATCAACGCAGTTTCTTTCTGCGCTGTAGTCAATGCAGACCACTCGGCCTCAAGCATTGACCCCAAATAGTAATCATCAGCCTGAGCAACGCTGATGTAGCTGGTGGCTGTGCTGCTTCCAAGCGTAGAGACAAAAGCAGGCATCAGACAAGCTCAGTGTGAGTAATTACGAAGCCTGCACTCAGCAGGTACTCTTTCATTTTAGAAAGGTCGATCCTTTCAACGTCAAACAGCTGGAAAATGCCTGACTTGTAGGCGTGGATGCGAACCATGTTGACCATCTTGCCGAGGCTTCGGGGATGAAGCCTCAGGCTAGGCGCCACTCCTCAGCAAAAGATCACTTGCCCTTCTTGCCTCCTTTTGATTTTGGCTTTGGCTTCTTGCCGCCGTAGTGACCTGGCATTTCGGGAATGCGATTGCCAACAGTCTAGATGCAAAAAAAAAGGAGCCCGCAAGGGCTCCGTAGGGCGAACAGTCCAAAGCCAGTATGGCTCAGGCCACAACGCCGCCAAATGGGCTGTTCACGGTCAGCTCCACCATTGGGATCAAGCGGGCATCGCTGAAGCAAGGCCCCAGTTGCCAGGTGTTGCCAACTGCGCATTGGTCGGACCATCCACCGAGGCAGACCAAGTGGTGCCAGGAACGTGCATCAGGTTGCTGTAATGCACAGCAACTGCATCCTGCAAGGATTGGATGTTGCGATCGGTTTCGATGCGCACAGGGAACTGATCGCCAGTTACCACGCTTCCATCGCCGAACAAATAGCAGACGAACTGCTCTTGCTCGCCAACGGCACCGCGGATCGGCATTTGCGAATCCACGATTACCCGAAGGCCCATCATGAAGCCGATATCAGCGCGAGTAACGCCGATACCGCCGCCACCCCAGGTAACAGCACCACCAGTCGAAAGAGCGCTAGTGGAGAAGGTCAGCGCACCGACCTGCTCAAGGTATGCAGCCACAGTGGGGTGCATAGCAATGGTGGTCAGGCTGCCAGCCCGATCACCCAGCAGGTACTTGGCCTCGGTGATGTTGGCCGAGGTCAGGTAATTGGCTTCAGCTGCGCCGGTAGTAACCGACTTATTCAAGGCGTTGGTGGCGTTCAGCGGACCGCTAGGGCCAAGCAGACCAGTTAGCTGCGAAAGCAGCTTCGCGGTCATCTTGCGGTCCATGTCAGCAGCCAGCTGGCTACGGAAATGGGCCAGAGGATCTTCACCTGTTTGATAACGGCTCAGATCATCACAGCTGAACATGAAGCCGCGGTACGTGTGGGTGGCGTACTGCGTCGAGGCGGTCACCTTCTGGCTGGTGAAGTAACCATTGCCATTGGTGCCCCAAGTATCGCTAGAAGAAATTACTTCTTCGGTAGCGTTGATGGGATCAAAGAACGGCACCTCAAGGCGGCTGCCGACAATGCCACTCAGACGTGCATCACGCAGAAGCACACCAGAGCGGATAAAAGCAGAACGCTCAAAGATCTCCTCTGCCAGATAACGGGCAAAAGGAGCAGACGTGGCTAGCCGAGTGGCTGAGCCAATGTCAGAAGTAAAGGTCGAATTTGGATTAAGGTTGCCAGGGAAAATGCCCATCGGTCTGTAAGGTTGTTTTTACGATGGCGACCCACGGGGTCAAGATGCCTGAGCTTTGAGACGTGCCGCAAGCTCAGGGTTGGTTGCCTCTAGCTCCACGATCTTCGTGAAGTTCTTTGAGACGTAAGGATTGTCTCCACCACCAGTGGAAACAGGTGTTGAGCCACTGCTGCCCATTCCACGTGCTCCGCTGCCAGCGAACATATATGCAAACTGGCTATCAGGAGCCTTGAGGTTATTCAGGAAAGATCCAAGGTCGGTCTCGACGCCCCCATCGAGCGCAACCACGGAACCATCCTTCAACCTCAGCTTGTCCTTAAGCAGTGCGTACATGTGCTCTGACTGCTGAACACCGGCCTGCTGGAAAGCAGAAACGGCGCGAGCTTGAATGGTTGCCTGCTGATGGGCCGCGGCCATCTCTTCCTTCTCTCGCTGCAGTTGAGCAATCTGCTCCTGCAGCTGTGAGTTGGTTGCGGTGGCTTCCTTCCAAAGCGGCAGATATTCGCCTTGCTCTTGGAGCTTGGCTTCTTTCTGCTTCTTGGAGTTGGCTTGCAGCTCGGCAATCTGTCGCTGTAGGTCTTCGACGGTTTGGCCAACCTTTCGCTTTTCGCCGATCAGCTCGGCGTTTTTCGCTTTCAGCAAATCAATCTGAATTGCCAGGTCGTTTTGTTCAGCCACAGGCTGTTGAGCTTCACCCACAGGGTTCATCTCGGTGTTGTCGGACATACAGGGGTCAGGGCTTCAGGCGCTCCACAGGAGCTATTTCAGAGTGTAACTGGCCGGAAGCGACCAACACCATTTGCGTCCCTGTTTATCAAATCCCTCAGCGCAACTTCTGGCCTCGTGCCGCTTCTTACTGCCTTCTGGAATCTTTCCGCACGAATGCTGCCAGCATTGCCACCACCAAAGAACATCTGCTGAGTAGTGCGGTTCGATTGCGCCAAGAAGTCGGCATAGGTTGGCGGCTTGCCATCCTTGCCCTTGATGTCAGTCGAGACCCTATAAAGCTTGCTGCCCTTGACCTTGAGCTTGGTTTTGTACTCTCGGCCAGCTGGTAGATCATCACGCGTTGGCGAGACCTGCAAACCTGCTCGAACGTCCGCAGCCTCTTCAGGGTCAACAGCAACGACCCTGCAGCGGCAGTTGATATGGATCGGCCAAGTTGGTGCATCGCTTCGGTTATCCCAGCGTTGGCCGTCAAGTGGCGCGCATGTCGGGCAGGTCTTGCTATCAAGCGCAGCAACCCACTCCCACTGCAGACCGCTCAGCTGCTCTTCATTGGCGCGAAACACCTCCTCGTTGACCTGGCGGTTTGCATCCTGAACAGCAGTGCGTGCAATCGCTCGCTCCTCAGCCAAGACACGCCGCGTTGCCGTTGGGCCTTGAGTGTTTACGTATTCTTCGCCGTTGCGCGTCGTGGTGCTGATGATGCTCTTGGCAATGTCATCTGTTGACTGGCCTTCAAGGATGCCGCGCGTCACAACCTTATTTATCACGTCCTGATTGGTTCGCATCCAGGCAGAAACTGGGCTGTCTGGCGTCGCCGAGAACA